TAACTCCTCACCTCTTACGAAGAAGTCCTTGTAGACTTTGATGGCTCTGTTGAACTTCGCCTCACCTCTCTTGTAGAACTCCTCACTCACATCGTAGATACCTATGTCGCAACTCGCTTTATCGAGTGCGATGAAGTACCAGTCCTTGAACGATCTGTTGAATAGATTGCAGTAGATATAGCATTGCATATCATATCCATATTTATCTGCTGAGTAGCGGAACGCCTTGAGGTCGGTTGTTGTTTTGATATCAGCTATGAAGCTCTCGTTCCATATATCTGCCTTACCTCTAAATGCAAACCCAGAGATGAGATCAACCATAGGCTTCTCTGTTTGGCTCTGCTTCAGGAAATACTTAGCGTGTTCGTTTCTATGGAAGGCATCTGTGATGCGCTCTGCCTTGCTCATATCCGTTCTAGTGATACAAGTCTTAGGGTTATCAAGTTGCGCCTCTTTGAATGCTTTGGTGTTCTTAGAAGCCACATCTACTACCTCGAAGATATCGTTGAATCTTTCGGGTTCTAGAATCATCGTATGTATTACACGACCTTGAAGTAACGCTGGGCTGTTCTGTTGCTGACCATAGGTCTGCACATTGTAGTAGGTCTTAGGACTATCCAGTAACAGCTTGAGGCTGCTCGATGATAGTGCTATCTTGTTCAACGCTCCGTAGTAGAACTCATCATCTACTGCTTTGTCTATAAGCCATTGCTGATCGTAGTCAGCTCCATCTAGCATCAACATGATACACAAGTTAAGATTTCTACTAATTCATAGACTGCTATCATAGCAATCATTCCTAGAATAACCATAGTCTGCAAGAATGCAACTACCGCTACTTTTTTCCAATCAATCTTTTTCATCTCTCTCTTTTTTAAGATTATGAAGGCAATATACACAAAATAGTTTTAATAACTACTCCTCATCATCAAGAAAAGTTCTACCGATGAACTCCTCTAGGTCATCTACCCTCTTAGTAAGTGTGCGTATTTGGTTTAGGGCTATGCCCAAACCGATGCCAAATAATAGTAGTATCATTCTTTTATAGTATATGGTAAGACTTCAAACACTAGATCCTCTACATCCTCGAACTTCAAGTAGGTGAACACATCCTGAGCGTTCCATCTACCTACCCACTTATGCAGTGCATCATCATATGGTATGTAGTTCCTACGCTCTACCTTGTCTTTATAGAATGGCTCACATAGTTCAATGGCTCTTACCCTCAGATGTTTCTTACGAAACACATAAAACGCATCAGGGAACTGGAAGGCTATGAAGTCTGCCTTGCTCTTTTTAGAACACCAGCCATCACCTCCCCATACATTAACGAACTCTAGGAGGATATATCCTGAGAGGTGCATCTTCTTGAGTCCCTTAACATCTACTCGCTTCTCTCCCCAGTAGAAGTCGATGTGCTTCTTGTCATCTTCTAGGTTGGATTTGAGTGCGCCAGTGATCTCTTTGAACAGAGCTTCACCAGTCTTACCCACTTCAACACAGACTTTCGTACGGCTTTCGGTTAGCTTTCGCTTATCTTTTAGATAGTTACGCAGTTGCATCTACCAGCTCTTGCAGCTCTCTCATCCATTGCATCCAGATCTTAGGACTGCAAGTACATGGGACATCGAACTTGTGGTTGAATACTCTAGCGTGTATCGTAGCAATACGCTCTCTATCCTCGTATGGAATGATACGCTTTCTTAGAACGCCTCCTGATAGATAGGTACGCTCATCATCAGTCAAGCACTCTGGCTCACGCTTATAAGGGAATAGGTTGTTTAGTTTCTCCTTACGCTCATCACATCCGCAGTCCTCACCGACTACTGCTTTGACAGCTGCCTTGATTCCTGTTGCTGTGGTGATCTTCTCTATCGTATCACCTAAGCCTTTAGATTTTGTCGAAGTCTCCGTTTTGGAAGTCTTGGAAATCTTCTTTGATTTTTTGGTAGATTCTTGCTTTCCCATTTTTTATCGTGTTCTTGATACTTGTTAAACCTATCTCTGAGTCTCTATGTAGCTTGTTCATAGATGTGCCGTTCATGTGGATTCGCATCATCTTTGCATCGTACCAATGGAACTCATCGAGTTCTTCTTCCATGTAGTTGATTAGTTTCTCCATTGCTGCTTTCTGCTCTGGGTACTCCTCGAACTCTATCTGATCGTGAGTCATATCTTCGATGCTCACCTTATTGATGCGCTTCTTCGTGCGCTGATACTTGAGTGCTGTGTTGATACAGCTACGATAGACATAAAAAAAGTTAAGGGAGTCCTCCTCGTAAAAGTTGGTTCTCCCTTCGCTCTCTAATTCTAACAGCCGCAGAAACACCATCTGCACTATGTCAGATGCTATCTCATACGAACCATCGGTGTACTGCTTAATGAAGCCTGTTAGCCTCTTAAAGTTCTCTCTGTAAAAGTTCTCTATGTTGCCCACGACACTTGTATCATAAATAAACCAAGCGCAAACTGGACTAGATGAAGCCCATTGATATCTTCAGTTTCTTCATAGTAGGCGTAGTTCACACCTACCATAATACCTGTGATCGGACTAAATTCTATCTGCATACTGGTTTAGGTTTTTATTATCCTTCTCCAATATACGACACTTATCAACTAATTCTTCACAATGCTTTTTCAAGTTATTAACCTCGAACTCCAATTCAGTGATGTGCATCTTCTGTCTAGTCATCAAAGCAGTCAGCTTGTTAGTGCTACGCACCTCGTGTGATGGGTTCTCTAGGAGCATCTGCTGCGCTGTCTTGTAGAAGAACCGATACATCTCTGACCAGTTGTAGTTCTCCTCGTGCTTCTTGTTAGCGTGATGCACTGAGCTGTGGTCTTTACCAAATATCCTACCAATCTGCATCAAGGTCATATACTTACGCATAGCAACCATCATCGCTGAACGAGCGAATACCTGATCCTCTTGTCGTGTTCCGTTTGGAACTATACCTATCTCCTCGTAGTATGCCGTAAGTAGTGTTGTCAATTCTTCCATTTGATTTCGTTTTCTTTTTCTATTATTCTTTGAAAAGGTATTCTATGCAGCTTTCCTGTTGAGGTGTTCCTCACAATGTAGTAGCTACTGCCTACATCTATATCCGATTCTTCGCCATCGACTCTGGTCTGGAAGTAGGCGTGAGTCTCTATGCAGATGAACTCCATACCACTTACCTCGAACCGCTGACCATTATTGATCTTTCTCTTAAAATTCATCCATGTATCTCTCTAGCGACTCTTGGAGTCGTGCGTTCTCTTTCTTCAGGTCGTAGACCTCTTGTTTCAATTTGCCGTTCTTTATCCTAGCATCTAAGATCAGGCGATCTAAAGTATTGAAGTAGTCAGTGATGTGGCGATAGACTGCTGCTGTATCAGCACAGATATGGAACACCTCCCATAGCTGCTCCGTAGTCATCTTGTCTTGCTCACTTAGTTCCTTACTTAAGTAGTCCAAGCATCTATACAGCTCGGCTTCCTTTTCCATGTAGTACAATCTATTACCCTCAAAATGGAGATCCATCTATTATCGTTTCTTTAGTTATCAAATCTATTCCATTAATTCGAAAGCCGCAATTCCCTCTAGTGCTTTCCATTCTTACAGGTTCTTCTAGTGGTGTCGGTCTACCTCCACTCTCTAACATCTTTATTTTTCTTACATGGATGTCAGTGTATATCCAATCGTGAGCGTGAGAAATCGCTCTATGGATCACAAAAAATTCATCAGAGCGATTCACGAATTTACCCCCTCCTTCAACATCACTAGCCATTGGCGGCATAGTATGCCCAGCCATAGGATGTGATCCTGTGTAGGTCTTTCTTAGTGCTTGTGTTGATGGATGCGTATTGACTATCGTAGTTATGCCGTACTCCTTACAGAACTTTCTGATGTGGCTCGTTACCTCGTAGTGGTATTCGTGAGTGCTTACGCCCTTGAGATCTTCCTTGCGTATCGTTAAGCTGTTGTAAGGATCAATCATCATACCCTGAAACTCCCAAGCATCATAGATCTCCTTTGCAATGTCGAGTAGTTCAAACGCATTGACTATCAACTCGGAGTCGATGAATGCCCAGTGTCCCTCTACAAAAGCATGGTGTCTCCAGAAGGTCTGCTCATCTATTTGGTTGATAGGCTTACCAGCTAGGAACTCTATGAGCTTACGCTGTAAGGATTGCACCTCATTCTCTGAGGAGTAGATTAGCCACTTCGTGCCGTTCTCTAAGGTGTGTAGCAGTTGA